TTTGAACCTCATTACAAATGGTCTATGAAATCTTCACCAAATGGAATCAGCTTCTTCTCACTACTCAATGATATAGTAGCAATTAGAATAGACGGAACGATGTTCAAGCTAGTCGAATGGGCTAGTACCTATTATGATACTAGCACCGTGACTAACTGGTTCGATGAGGCCATAGGCTTCTACGAGGATTTACGTGTTCCGGAACATCCTGTTTTCACAGGAAAGATTTCGGCTACACAAGAACCTGGGAAGTTAAAGCCCAGAATCTTTGCCATTGTGGATACAATCACACAAACACTCTTATCAGATTTTCATGACGATCTAATGGCATTATTAAAAACAATACCAGAAGATTGTACATTTAACCATGATAAGGTGAGTGAGGTTGCATTCCAGTATCATCAAAAAGGAAATCCTTTTTACGGATATGCCGATTTGAGTGATGCAACGGATTCAATCCCGACGAGTTTCTATGTCAACATAGGAAATCTTCTCCGACCAAACCTTGGGACGAAATGGGTGGCACTTTTTGGCCGCAAATTTCATCTAAGTAAGTCTGTCAAATCTCACATGGATAAAGAAACAATCCAGGAGCTTGGAGATTCTGTTACCTATAACACAGGACAGCCAATGGGTGCATTGTCGAGTTGGCCTTTTATGGCCCTCTTACAACACATCCTTGTCTGGAATGCGTTTGGTAGCAGATCTCAAGCAAAAGGAAAGTACCTTATCCTTGGAGATGACATCGTCATCTTTGATGAGATAGCTTACAACAAGTACCTGTCTTACCTTGACCAACTTAGAGTTCCTTATACCAATGATTTTTCAAACATTGGATTTGAGTTCGCTAAGCGATATTTCTTAAATGGTAAAGAAATAACAGGAGTCTATCTAAATGCATTGTATGCAAATAGAAATGACCCCTATATGTTCTCTATCACCTATAGAAACCTCATTGACCGCGGTTACAACATAAACCCGAGTCTTCCAAAATCCTTTTGTAAATACTTAAAAGTATCTTCCAAAAAGGTTAAGGAGATCAACTTGATCATGTTGGTTCCTTTCGGAACTAACATCTCGCCTAGATGTGGCTACAGATTTCTCTGTCACATCCTGGGCAGATCTTGGTGTCACAGCCAATTCAAGACAATATCAGATGAGCATGTGAAAGTGCTTACTGATTTGGCTCGAGTGGTGATGCGACAACAAATGACCAGTGAG